GAAAGTGTTGCAGTACGTGATAAAGCAACATCTCTTGAAATGGCGATTGAGGCTTTTAAACAGTATGTGTCATCATTGGCTCAAAAGCTTCCACAGTCTGCCTTTGAGATGGCTACATATATGCGGGTAGAACCTTCTGATGCAGAAATCTCTGTAGATGTTGAAGTATCTGTAGATAAAGGTGATGACCCTTTACCAGCAGTTAGTGATGCTGATAAAGAAGTATCTGTTGAAAAGTCTGAAGAGGCTGTGCAAACGATTGCACAAGATTCTGAAGTTAAAAAATCAGAAGAGCCTGTAGAAAAAGTTTCAATGAAAAAACATCAAGGAACTCTTGAAGGCTTGGAAGATGAAGCCCCAGAAGTAGTTGCTGTTGAGAAGGCTGAAGAGTCTCCTGAAAAAGTTACTGAAGAAATTTCAGTAGAGAAGTCTGTAGAAGAGCTTGATAGTACTGCATTAGCCTTACAAAAGATGGCTGAAGCTGTAGAATCATTAGTATCTAAGGTTGATTCATTAGATAAGAACCAACAAACTTTGCAAGACCAAGTAACAAAGGCTGAATCATTAACAGAATCCGTAATGAAATCAGTTCAAGATACTGTTATTGTAGGGTCTGATGATTCAGACGAAGTAGTAAAGAAGGCTGAACAACCTAGTGATTTATACGCTGGAACAGCTTTAGATATTTTAGATATATAATTAGGAGAGTATAAATGAATAACTCACAACTATTACAAAAAGCTGATTTGGCTGTTTCAGATTTGACAGCAAACGGTGGTTTACTAAACCCAGAGCAGTCTAATGCGTTCATCCGTAAATTGATTGTTCAACCAACATTGTTGAATGCTACACGTACTGTAGTAATGAACAGTCCTCAAAAAGAAATCAACAAGATTGGTTTCGGTAAACGTATTTTGCGTGCAGGCGGTGCAGGTGTTGCATTGACTAACCCAGCTATCCAAGGTGCTTTTGACCCAGTTGCTGAAGCAGCAGCTCGTGCAGCTCCAACTACTGAGAAGATTCAACTTAACACTAAAGAAGTGTTGGCTGAAATCCGTCTACCTTATGATGTTATCGAAGACAATATCGAACGTGGTACTGTTGGTGTTCAAGGCGATAGCGGAGCTACTGGTACTCAAGGTGGTATTAAAGACCTAATCATGGAAATGATTGCAGAACGTGCAGCATTGGATTTAGAAGAATTGGCACTTTTGGGTGACACTACTTCTGCTGACCCTTTCCTAGCATTGACTAATGGCTTCTTAGCATTGTCTAACCAGAACGTAGTAGATGCTGGTGCAGTTGCAATCCACAAAGGTATTTTCAAAGCTGGTGTTAAAACTATGCCTGACCAATACCTACGTAACCGTTCAGCTTTGCGTAACTACGTTTCTATTGATAACGAGACAGAATTTCGTGATTCACTAGCTAACCGCGAAACATCTTTGGGTGATGCTAACTTGCAAGGCAATAACCGTTTGTATGCTTTCGGTACTGGTATTGAGCCAGTTGCTTTGATGCCTGCTTCTCAAGGTTTGTTGTGCGACCCACAAAACTTGATTTTCGGTATTCAACGTAAAGTTTCTATCGAAGTCGCAAAAGATATTGCACGCCGCGAATATCAAGTAGTACTTAGTGCTCGTGTTGACTTCCAAGTAGAAGAAGTTGCAGCTGTAGTAAAATACTCTAACATTGGCTAAGTCCTTGTAACTACAGAGTTTAATTAAGCCCCTTCATTAACTTGAGGGGGCTTTTTTAATACCAACTATTGACAGCATACCGTGGACTTCTAATGTTCACTTTATATGGCATACACTACTGAAACTATTATAGACCTTTTCAAGAAAACTCATGGAGTTTAGGCAAATACCTGCTGAGCATAAGTCTGGAACAGGTTGCCCTAGATGTGCGAAGGTGGGAGCCTCTGACCAAGATGTGGAGCTGCGGGGCTACGTTGAATCTTTAGGGTTTTCAGTGCAGGCAAATACCAGAGCCATTATCCCCCCTAAAGAGATTGATATTTATATCCCTGAGAAACATATTGGCATTGAGTTTGATGGGGTGTGGTGTCCCAGCTCTAGGTATAAAGATAAACATTACCACATGGATAAGTGGCGGGCAGCTAAAGCTAAAGGTGTTCGCCTAATCTTTATACGGGATTCAGATTGGAAGAGCAGTAGACCTATTGTTGAGAGTATTGTAGCCCATGCTTTAGGAAAAACCTCCACTAAATTTTTCGCTAGAAAGGGTATTATTAGAGAATTGTCTCACCAAACTTGGAAGGATTTCGCTGATGCTAACCATCTACAGGGTGCATGTAAGACTTCAAAAAGGTACGGTTTATTTATAGGCGGTACGCTTACTTGTGCTATGGGTGTTCTTGAGAGAAGTAATTGTAATGAGATGGTCAGGTTCGTTGTTAGATTGGGAACTCATACTATTGGGGGGCTTTCAAAGCTCCTAAAAAACTATAATAAACCTTTGATAACTTACTGCGAGAATCGCCTATTTTCTGGGGAGGGGTACATATCCGCAGGCTTCACTAAAAAGGATTGCAGCCCACCAGACCTGTCGTATACAAAGAACTCTGGGGTAGCCAACCGTAGGGGTTTCCAAAAAAAGTCATTAGCTAAAAAGTATCCAGAAGCCTTTAAGAAGGAGGGTGCTGAGAAGGAGATTTTTAGAAGGGTTGGGTGGTTACAGTTAGGGTATTGTGGGACTACCAAGTATACATGGACTCCTTGCAACAATTTGTAGGTGGACTTACTGTTGCCTTCACATATATGCGAATCTTTTTGCAAGGAGAATTAAAATGGTAATGAAAGTCGTAACCCCACATACTGACCGTGGTAATGCTATCAATGAATTACAAGGTCTAACTACTGCTGTAGCCGCTGGTGCAGGTGCTGTAACTAATATCGCTGTAGCTGGTATTAAATTGACAGATACTTTGCAGAGTGTTGTTATGTTCACCGCAGGCGTACCGTCTGTAGTAACTGACGCTAGTATTACATCTGCTGGTAACATCCAATGTGCTGCTACTGTGACTACAGGTAATACTCTAGTTATTAACTACTACGTTAAACCTGCTATTTAATAATTATATGAGGGCTTTAATTAGCCCTCCCACATAGGAGAGATTTATGAAAGTCGTAGTATTATCAGGCGTTGCACGCCTAAGTAAGGATGATGTTCTTTATATTTTGGGTGAAGAATGTTCGGTATCAGATATTGTTGCTGAAGAATTATTAGAATTTAAGCTTAATGGTTCTAAAGTATTCTCACTCAAGGATAAACCTGATGCTGTGGAAGAAAAAGAGCCAGAAGTAAAAAAAGAAGTAGTAAAAAAAGAAGCACCTAAGAATTTAGGTCGTGGACGTAAAGCTAAAGTTTAATAGGGGTTTGAAATGGCAGCAAAGTTATTGGATACCGCCCAGCTTCTAGTAAGGACTGGGCAACGAGATATTACAGAGATTGTAGATGTCTTGGATGCCATGTCTTATGCTGCCACCTTATATCTTGAAGGGGAGTTGCACACCGCCTTTGACCTAACTGTAGGTCTTGAGGACATCTTTGATGTCACTAATGATGGTGGGTATTCTCCCCAAAAGGTTTTAGCTTTATCTAATGGGTTTGTAGACCTGAATACCGTAGTTGTTCATGCAGCCCCAGACCTATTATCCCTAAGAGATAATCCAGCCCTAATAGATACTAGAGATTATATCTTAAAGGCAGATGGTCAGGTATTATTATACCCACAAATATATGGGGCAACCCAAGCTAGGGGTAACCAACCTTTAGCATTTTATAGAGTTACGTATACCGCAGGGTTTGCCCAAACTACAGGTCTTTATGACCAAACGGTAGTTCCTGACTGGTTAAAAGAGTTGGTAACTCAATATGTTATTTACCGTATGAATACTCAAGCACCTTTTAGAAAAACTCAGAAGACTGAAGTTAAGGCAGGAGAACCTGTACTACTGAAGGCTATGCTAAATAATCATAGTAGGATGTTCCCCCATGCTATTAAGCCTATATTCTAATGGCTAAAAATAATCTTAAACCTTTAAGCCCTGCTAGGATTAAGAAATTCTTACAGGCTAGAACTGCTAAGATTATAAATAGTACCTCTGTGCGAGAGATTGCTGGAGAGGCTGCGGATGTTTTACTAAAACGTATACAGACTAGGTTTAAAGAACAAACATCCCCAGATGGTACTAAATGGCAAGAGTCTAGGGCTTCCATAGCTCGTAGAAAAAAGGGTAGTGGTAAGAATACAACCCTGTATGACTCTGGAGACCTGTACAGAAGTATTAAGACTAGAGTTACCCAACGTGGTGGTGTGAGTGTTGCAGCCTCTGCCCCATATGCTTCAGTGCATCAGCATGGTGGCGTGGTTATTTATAAGGGTCATAACCTGTTAATACCTGCCAGACCTTTTATGAATGTTACAAAACAAGATAGTGCCGCCGTCTTGAACGTGTTACGCTCTAGGCTTAATAGGAGATATTGAGAATGGCTGTTACTGTTACACAAGTTATTGATGATGTTGTTGCTAAATTACAGGGGGTTCAATCCTTAAACCCTGATGCTATTTTCTATGTTTATACTGATAAAGAGTTTTTGGATAAAATAGACCATTACCAATACCCTATGGTAGGTGTTTGGTATGAGGGTATGTTTCAAAGCCCTAATGATAAATCTAGTTTTTCTATGTCAGCTGACCTTATAGTTAACATCTTTGTAGTTGGGGCACCCTCAGAGTTTTCAACGATTGTTGAGGATAAGAACTCTATAACCCAAGTATTGGATGATATTAGAACATCTATAAAGCTTTCAAAATCACCTACAGGGCATAACTGGAAGTTTTTGTCAGAGGCTCCATACCCTATAGATGCGGATAACAACTTTGTGTATATACAAAGATGGCAGACCCCAATTATTTTAGTCTAGTCTAGCCATAAAAATTAAGTGAGGTTAAGGTACGAAAATGGATATTAAATTGCTTATAGATATAGAGTTAGATGGTACTAAATGTGCCAAAGGCAAAACTGTAACAGTTACTGATAGCGCAGGTCAGCGCATGATTGATGCGGGCAATGCTGAAAAGTGTTCTCCTAAATCAGGAAGTAAAAGTAGAAAATAATAAATATATAGGAGAATAACTATGCCAGCTCAAAATGGTGTTGTATCAAATTATTACTCTGGTCAAGGTATCGTACTTATGGCTAGTCGGGATGCTTCAGGCAACCCTACAGGATTTACAAATGTTGGTAACTGCTCAGCATTAACCATCGCATTGAATACTAATACTGTAGAACATCGTGAATCATCTACAGGTGCCCGTGGTATTGACTTGCGTTTAACTACACAGGTTTCAGCTACAGTTAATGTTACAATGGAAAGTTTTAACACTGAAAACCTAAGTCTTGGTTTGTACGGTACATCTGCTGCTAATGCAGGTGCTACAGTTGTTGGTGAAACTTTGACTGCACCTTTAGTATTGGGTCAAACTATTGCATTGGCTAATATCGGTGTTAGTGCTTTGACTTTAACCGATAGCACTGGTGTTACTACTTACGCAGTAGGTACTGACTATGCTATAAACCCAGAATCAGGCTCTATTGTAGTCTTGGCTGGTGGTACTATTGTAGCAGGTCAAGCATTGCTGTGTGACTACACTTATGCTGCATATTCTCAGGTTGATGCGTTTACTGTATCTCAACCAGAGCGTTGGTTGCGTTTTGAAGGTCTTAATACTGCTGACGGCAACAAAGCTGTTACAGTTGATGTATTCCGTATGGCTACTGACCCTCTTGCTGAATTGGCATTGATTGGTGATACCATTGGACAGGTTGCCTTAACAGGTAGTGCATTGTCTGATAGTACTAAAGTAACTGGTTCTAAGTTCTTCCGTCAACGTATCCTAGCTTAATAGGTATCTTGATTTAAAGAAGCCTCCCTTTTTGGGGGGCTTTTTTGTTGCAATGTACTAAGGCATACTTATGATTGCCTTGTGCAAACGTTTGCACAGATTTTTTTGAGAGGTTTCTATGTCATTATCAGCCCTAACTATTGCCAGTAAGGATATTCCTGTAGGAGATGTGTCTATTAAGGTACATGCTTTAACCATAAAAGATTTATCTGCATTGGTTCAATCTCACGGGGAGGTTATTGGTAACCTTTTTCAGGGGGAGTTTGATATTATAACTCTTCTGCAAGAGGCACCAGAAGTAGCTGCAACTATTACTGCCCTAGCCACTAAAGAAGTTGGGGACAACCTTGAAGAGATAGCTCTAGCTATGCCTATGGGTGCTCAAATAATGGCACTAGAAGCCATTTGGGAAATGACGGTGACTGACCCAAAGGAACTAATGGCGGTGATAAAAAGATTACTGTCATTGATGGAAGTGGACTCAGAAAAACCCCAGAAGTAAAACCTCCCGTAAAAACCCCTCCTTTTGAGGAGTATTTATTCAGCTCTGTTGAGGAGTTGGTAGCAAGTGGACACTTATTATCGGAAGTGATGGAGTACACTGTGCCAATGGTTAATGCCTTTGTTGTAGCTTCTAGGGCACGAGCAAAAACAATACAGCTAAATAATATGCTTCTTACACGGCTTGCACACCATGGCGACACCAAGGATATTGATAAAGCTTTGAAGGGGTAATGTATGTCAGATAAATTAGAAATACCTTTAGGTTTAAACTCTAGTATTGAGAAAGATTTAAAACCTATAACTTCTGCATTTATCAACCTTGGAAAAGTTGCCAGTATTAGAGTTGAGCAGATACATAGCAGCTTAAAGAAGCTTAATACCCCCCTAGCTACCAGTACTACTAACCTTAACAAAATGGCTACTGCCCTAAAAGGCATTAACGCCAGAGAATTGTCTAATGCTAATAAATCTTTTGATGCCTTCAACACACGAGCATCCAAGGCTGCCAAAAGTGTAGCCTTAGTTAAGAAGGGTATTAGTGGCATAACCGCAGGCAGTCAAGTAGGTGCTTTAAGCCTATCCTTAGATAGGATAAGAAAAAGGTCAGGGGAGTTGAAGGAGAATATCCTACTACTCAATAAGGCTATAAAAACTCTTGGTAGAGGGCATAATCTTACAGCTCTAGGTAATACTCTAGGCAAGCTGGATAAGAAAGTTAAAAAGATTACAGGGTCTGTGAAAACTTTTCAGGATGCCTCTAAAGAAAGTGCCACATCCTTACAGAAATTATCTGAAACCGATTTGGGCAATGTGGCATCTACCATACAGACTCTAGGTAAAGGTTTGGGCACTGCTACTAAGGGTGCTAATAAGTTAAAGACAGGTCTTTCTAGGGTAACTGTTAGTGGTGGGAAAGCCACAACATCCCTACGCAGGATGAACAAAGTCCTACGGGCTAATAAGGATGCCGCAAAAGGTTTTGATAAGCAGGTACAGCACGCCAATACCTCTATTAAAAAGCTATCCTCTAATGAGAGACTGAATAAGATTGAGCGGCAGTTTAAGAAGGGTTCAAATGAGGCTTTAGGGTTTAAGGAGTCCGTTGACCAGATAGGATTCTCTTTATTCAAAACTCAGCAATCTTTAACTATTATTGCTAGTTTGACGGGTGTTACATTTGCTATTGCCAAGGCTAGGGACTTTGGTAAAGCCATGTCTGAAGTGTCCACTCTTATTGACCACAGCACCTCATCCCTTGAGCAGTATAATTCCATGGTATTTGATTTGGCTGACCAGTTTAGTCAAGACCCTGCGGAAGGTGCTAAAGCCTTATACCAAGCCATATCTTTAGGAGCCACTTCAGCATCCAAAGCCCAGTCTTTATTAACAGCATCTTTTGAGGCTGCACAGGCGGGGGCTTCTAGTGTTGAAACAACTACGACCTTATTAGCATCCACTATCAATGCCTTTGGTCTAAGTATGGCAGATGCCTCTGATTTGAGTGACTCATTCTTTGCCACTGTTAAAGGTGGCGGTACTACTCTTGAGCAATTAGCTAATAACTTTGCAGACGTTTCTGCCATGGCTGCATCTGTTAGCATTAAGGTTCCAGAACTTAATGCTGTAATTGCAGATATGACTAATGCAGGGGTGCAAACACCCAAGGTTATGACTCAGATTAGAGCAACAATCGAGGCGTTACTAAACCCTACGGCTGAGCTTAATGCCATCTTTAAAGAGGTTGGAGGTGCTCAAGCATCTTTTAAAAATAATGGTCTTGTTGAATCCATGCGCTTGGTTGCAGATGCTGCTGCGGGGGATATTGGTAAGTTAAAGCAATTAGTAGGAACTACTGAGGCTGTTAATGCTATCTCGGTAGTTATGCGTAATAATATGGTAGGGGTTAATAAAACCCTAGATGACCAAGCTAATAGGTTTGGGGCTGCGGCAGAGGCTGCTCAGAACTATAATGATACCCCAAGCTCTAAACTTGAGAAGGCGTTTAACTCTATTGGAAACACTATGACGAAGTTGGGCACAGCCCTGACCGAAATCGTACAACCAGCCGTGACTGCTATATCTATAGCCCTAGAAGCCTTTGTACAAATACTTACAGGTGTTCCACTACTCTTAGAGACTTTAGTTACTGCCCTTGGGGTAGTAGCAGCATTCTTAATAGGAACATTTATTAAAGAAGTACTTCGTGCAGCTAGTTCCGTAAAGACTTTGGCTCTTAGCATCACTGAGGCTAATGCAGCAGGGTCTTTAGGAGGGTTTAAGAAATTTACAACTTCTGCTTCTAGTGCAGGTGGTGTAATGGCAGCTTTTGGAGGTGGGATAGCTAAATTATTACCACTTATAGGAAAGGTTACTATAGTAGTATCAGCATTGGTTTTAGCCTATGAGGGGTTAAAATTACTTGATGAGTATTTTGGTGTTTCCGATAAAATAGCTGGGTACTTTGAAAAACAGAAGAAGATGGCTGCATTAGCTAATGATGAGTTAGTACGCTTTACTGATAATACCACCAAGTTTGGTAAGACCTATAAATCAGTAATGGGTGAGAATACTAAAATGCAGAAGGACTTTACTGAGGTTCTTAAATCCAAGGATAATGAAAAGTTTTTAGAGTTTATGAGGAAGTACAAAACTGAGATTATATCCTTTCATAAAGAGGAGCGTGCTGCCCAAGAAGCTCTTGTTGCATCTCAACGAGCTAGTGAGCAAGAGCTTAATAAGCTGATTGATTTAGTAGGTATTGGAGCTGTTGCCTACCAAGAGTTTACTAAAGAGTTGGAAACTGTTGCAAATCAGGAAATATCCAGAACCTTCAACAATAATACTAAAGCTATTAGAGCGTTTGTAACTGAGCTTGATTCAGGTCTTAGGAAAGCCCAAGGCTCTGCTAGTTTATTCACTACAAAGACCGTGGCTTCTTTCGCTGCATCAGCAGCAGAGGTTGTTTCAGCATCAGGCGTGGCATATAAGAGGTTAAGAAATCTGGCTAACACTGCTAGTAAAGACTCCTCAAAAGCTCGCTCAGAAGGCTTGTCCTCATTAGCTTCAATTATAGGCACCTACAATAAAGCTGCTGAAAGGTTTAACTCTAAATTCCAAGAAGCTACCACTAAATATAAGGCACTTCTAAAAGAGCGTAAAAGCATTGTAAAAGATTCTGAAGATTTACAAAAGTCTTTGGACAGTACCTTTAGTCCTAAGTTAAGTGGGGCAGCTGAAGCCAGAAAAACTAGGGGTGAGGAGCTTGCAGCTGTTCGTAATATTGGGTCAGTAGAGCGGGAGCTTTTAGATATTCGTAAGCAGATAGCTGCAACAGATGACCCAAGAGCTAAACAAGACCTTATTGATAAGGGTAAAGAGGTTCTTAAGACTACCAACGAAACTTGGAAAGTTCTTAAAGATAAAGACCCTACCTTCACTAATAGGTTCTCAAGCTCAGCTAGGAATATGCACCGTATACTTACGGACTCTAATAAGTTTTTTGCAAATACTTCTAAAGGTATAAATACTCAAAATACTGAGGCTGCCCTATCGGAGATAGAGACTGCAAAACAAGCCTTGGCATCATTGAGGGCTAGTGCTGATGAAGTTATTAACTTTAAGGTTAAACTAGCAGCCAATAATACTAAGGAATCTATTACAAAAATTCTTGATGAGGCAGCTAGTCTTATAAAGGATTATAAGCCCTTGGTTGCTAACATAGTATTCCAAAACGCGGATGCTACTAAAGGGCTATCTTCTGAGGTTACGTCTTTTGCTAAGGGGGTTACTGAGGCGGCTAAGAAGGATGTACCTATAAACCTTACTTTTGGCGACCAAGAAGGTAATAAGAAATTATTAGCAGACACCATTACAGGGTTTATTAACATCGCCACTGAGAAGCCTGTAATAGTTAAGTTAGATATAGATACCATAGACTTTAATAAAGAAATAGAAAAGCAGGTAGATGCGCTTAACAACCTTGCTATAAAGGCTGGCACTATTCGTTTAGGCTCGAAGTCTGGGGCAGCTCGTGGTGGGGCGGTTAATAGGGCTAATGGTGGTTTAATATCAGGTGAGGGGTCTAGCACCAGTGATTCTATACCAGCTATGCTATCTAATGGGGAGTTTGTAGTTAGAGCCTCCGCAGTGCAGAAGTATGGCTCTAGCCTATTTAATAATCTAAATGGTCTTACAGCCCCACTACCAGCTGTAAGTATGGTTGAGCCTTTACCAGTTCAAAGGTTCGCCACAGGGGGGCTAGTAAGACCCGCACAAGCACCTTCTAATGATACGGTTAACTTGAATTTAAACCTTGGTGGACGTACCTTCGCTGTGCAGGGTGCTAGAGAGCAGGTTACTGGATTAGTAGATGCCCTTAATACCATATCACAGGGGGCATTATGATACAGTTAGGAGCCACTGTCTTATCACCCCATATGCTGTGGGAGGATGAGTACAAATCTTCCACAATAGCCCAAACTAAAAAGACTACTTTAGGCGGGGTGAATGTGTTTTTTAATACGGCTCTTACCGCAGGTATCTATATAACCTTACAGGCGGGTAGAGATAGTGGTTGGCTAAGTAAGACTATGGTAGATGAAGTATCTGTAATGGCAAAAGCTGTGGGGGCTACCTATACTTTGGTAACCCACACGGGAACCTATACAGTAGCGTTTAGGCATTTTGATTCACCAGCATTTATAGCCAACCCAATTTTAAGAAAAAATATACCAGAACCAACAGATTATTTTACAGCAACTATTAAGTTAATTACCGTTTAGGAGAGAAGTTATGGCAATCGTAGCAAGTGAGTTAGTGATGTACAAAGCAGCATCAATGAATGATACCAGTAGCAATGGTGGTAGGTTATCTACTGCTGTGGTGGTAAGTGGGGCAAAGAATAATGCCTTTCTTGACGTTAATCAGGCTGACCGAGTGGCAGGTGTCACTAATTTTAGAAAGGTTTTTTATAAGGTTGATAACTTTGCTAACCTTGCATTACAAAACCCAACGCTATTTGTTGAGAAAATAACCAATGGTGATGACGCATTATATATTCATGCAGGAACAGCTACTGATACTCAAGCGTCCTTAACAGGTACGGAACGGTTGTATGGTGCAGGCACTCTTGCAGCAGCAGTTACTGCTGGTGCAAACGTTTGCACAGTTACAGTAGAAGACCCTGCGGTAGTAATCTTTGCAGATGGAGACCTTGTAAGGGTATCAACCCAACCTGATATTAACACAGGAGGGGTTACTGAGATTATGACTATTGCCGTTGGTGGTGTTGGTGCAGCTACAGGTAATGATATTGTCCTGACGTTCACCGCCCCTTTTGCAAACTCTTACGTTATAGGTAATAAGGTTGCTAGTTTAATGCCTATAGCCAATATCGCCACATCCTTTACAACCCCTGCTGTCACTTCCACAGCTGGAACATTGGATACCGTAGCTAACCCTATAACATTATCTAATGTTGCAACTATTGATGAGACTTGGACTATCACATTTACAAGTGCGACTGCTTTCTCCGTTTTGGGTGCAGTTACTGGTATTGTTGGGGCAGGTAACACTACCTCTAACACCTTACCTAATAATCCTGATTATGGTCAGCCGTACTTCACGCTACCATTTGCAGCATTTGGTGGGGCGTGGCTATCTGGAGATACTATTGTATTCAATACCTCTTCAGCAACAACTCCTGTGTGGTTGAAAAAGGTTGTGCCAGCTGGTGCGGCATCTTTAACTGCTAACACTTCTACTATTGTGCTAGAGGGCGAGAGTGCCTAAGTATGTTCAAGGGTCAGTAACCCCTGCCTTTTCCAACTCGGCAAATACTAATAGGATATCCTTAACCACCCACAATACTACACCACCTAATCTGGACTCTGATTATTACCGAGAGTATACAAATCAGACAGATGTGGTGACTGTGGTTAGTGGGGGTTACCCAGTGCCTTTAAGCAGTAATACCGCAGAAGAAATATCTGAGGTATTGGTTTTTTCTGGAGATAGGTCAGCGTCATTATCAAAAACCCCAACTGGGGAGGTTACCCTAACGGTTTTGGGGGCATTTTATGACCTAGCCTTTAACCCAAAAACTCCTAATATGCAGGTAGATAAGGATACCCTAGTAGTCCAGCTTAGTGAGCCTATGTATGGGGCTGTCACAGTAACCTACACCGCCAGCTACACCCTTAAGGAAATAGCTCATAATAGCACTGGGGATGCCGTAGTATTCGCAGTATCACCATCTTCTGGGCTAACTGCAACGTTAACCTTGCCACGGCGTTTAGCAGGGTCTGGGGTAGAACCTATAAGACCAGAAGTGGTTATTGATATTCTATTTACTGGGTGGGGGTTTCTATCAGGTAGTTCTGTACCTTTAGCATACTCCAATATTAGGGCATATACCCAGTTCCCCCCAACCCTTACAACTAAGGCGCATAGTGTAGCCCTACAACCCTTTAGTGGTACTTCTACAGTTACCGAGACTTTGAGTTACACCTCATCTTATATTGTTACAGTCCCAAAACCTGCTACAGGTATTATATTTTCAGGGGACTCCCTATTAGTTGGGGGAAAAATAACTACCCCTAGAGGTGCGGAGTCTGGAGCCTCTTATTATTTAGACCATGGTAAAACAACTATAGATGTAGGTAGGTGGGTAGGTACTGATGGTACACATGAATATGATACCACTATACAGGTTTCACCAGAGGATTTTATTCTATATTATGGGGGGCTATCATACGCCCTGCCTGTAACCGCTACATTACTACTAACCTTTGAAACCACCTATTACGATTTTCAGATACAATTTGATATGTTACAGAAGCCTTTAAGGTCAACTGGAGTTGGGGTATACGATAGTTTTTCTGGGAAAGCTGGTACGGTTATACTAAACCCCCCTAGTAATAAGGAGGCATCATAATGGGAAATCCTACGAGAACCTATACTGAGATTAGTAGAACCGTTGGGATTGTTACGGTTGCTGAGTCTGGGGTGTATGCTCAAGGTACTTCCCCAGCCAATGAAGCCAGTCTAGATATAGAGTATGTGCAGAGTGCAACTCTGGTAGATACTTCTGGGTCTACCATAGTATTTAATTTTGCACCTGCGCCTGTTGCTATTACAACTACAAATACCCTTACAGAATCCTCAGAACCTGCAAATACTTTAAGAATACTGGCTGCATCAAGAGCTGAATACTAATGGCACAGTTAGGCGACTTAACACTATTAAGCCCTTTTTCTAGGATACATACATATAATTTATTAAAGCTATACAAAACACCTGATGGGGCATCAAATAGTACGGGCTACCTTGAAGTAATTGAAACCCCTATACCCACTAAAAGACGAGACCCTTACAACTCTGGGGAGTATTATGGGGAGTATGTTCTTCACGATAGCTCAACTACGGATGTGTGGACAATAGGTAATAAATATGGTCTTAACGGGGGTGCCCCTACCAAAGTATCACTATCTTCTGTGGTGGGGGCATCATTACAGCCAACCATAACCCTAACCTTAAACTACCCTGATGATTTTTTTGTGGGAACTATACTTAGCGGTGTAACCATAAACGCATTTTCATACGTTGGGGCAATACACCTAACCTCTGGGGGTGTGGGACTTATATACTGGTATCAGATAAATGATGGAATTACTACCACTACTGAAGTGGCATTATTAAGTGTAATAAATTCTACAGGGTCTTTAGTTTTTTCAAAGACGGTACTTCCAGCTTTATCAACAAACCTTAATGATACAGGGTATATTGCTAACCACACCACTGGGGGGGAGTACCGTGATTACACTCTTGGAGATGGGGTTGTAATAACCCAGATAGGGACAACACCACCTCTAGTAGATGGTGCCACTATTTCTTATAATGTTGACTATTCTACTACAGGCACTATTTACATGGATGGGGATATAGTTAGTACCTCAGAAATATATGGGACACACACCATATCAACAAGCACCTACTCCGCAGCCACGGGCACTTGGGGTGCCTTGGTTCCACCCCCACCCACTTTAACAGAGTCTTGGAATAACAGTGTTCCAGATATAAAAATATTCATGGCGGGATGCTCTTGGTGGGAGGCTGTGAGTACTACCACTGGAGTTAAGGCTCTAGGGTATAGTGGTGGAGCATACCCAAACAGGTCTAATCTAGGAGCTACTAATACTGAGCCTTACCAAGATTTGGTAAACCCTCATAGTGGTAGTATTTTATCATACGGGTATCAGTATCAATCAGATACATGGTGGGATAATCAAATATACCCAGACTTGGGTTACCTAAAAAGAACAAGGCTACTACCCATTGAGGATAGTGCTCCAGTATATGACCCAGCAACAACCTATACCAAGGGTGCTTCTCTAATAACGGCTGGGGTTGTATATGTGTATGTATCAGAAACTCCTGCTAAGGATGCTGGGGCACCACCAGCCTTGGGGTGGGTATCTAGAAGAGACTGGGTTTATCATTTTTTTGCAGGGTTTCATGGTACCTTTAATAATACAGGTGCAGCTATCCCTGAAAATCCTGTGCCCGCAGTGGTAGCCTATTTGAATTATGCAAAAGGCACTGCTTGGACAGAGGTTCCAAATACTACTTGGGCTGTAGGTACTGGCGGTAATGAGCCTAGTGCTGAAATATATGGTCTATACTCAAAGGTTGGGTGGTCTGATACCCCGTCTGGAAGTAGTATCATTGATGACCCTAACGGGTAGTTGTAGGGTTTAGCTCATGCCTAATACTAGTAGTATAAATACCGTTGCTATAAATGCCTCTGCAAGTGCTAAAGTTAGGCAAGGGGTATCTATCACCTCCAATATTTTAGTAAGGGGTGAAATTACCTTAAGGAACTCTGAAAAGATAGCGGTAGGGTTAACCTTTAATAATACTGTTACCACCCCCGTACATAGTTCTGGAGAAGTATTGTCCACGGATATTAACGGGTTATATAAAGTTAAGGCATATACTGATATTATAAACACTATACCTGTAGCCGTTGGGGTCACCTTAACCTCACAATCTACAACTATCATCACCTCTGGGGTTAGTATAGATACCACCATATTAGTACCCGTATCTTCTACAACTACTATAAATATGGATACTACTAACCCTGTAGCAGGTGCAACGATACTTTCCAGCAGTATCTTAACTATGAACCCTGTGTCTTCAGCCGTATCTCTCGCTTGGGTTAGCAGTAATGCGGTATCTACTAATGTTACAGATAGTATCCTCATATCCTACCAAGGTCGTGTTATACCTATACTATCTGCTAATATCAGTGCTGATGAGGATAGTGCTGGGTGGTCAGGCGTAGCTTCTATAGCCTTAAATAGTGATTATGCACAGATACCTTTAAATGCTTCAATCACTTTAAATCTTTATGGGGAATTATACAGCCTATTAGTTGATTCTAAGAGCACCTCTAGAAGTATTGGTGGAGAAACCTACAGCTTAACCTTTGTAAGCCCTGTATCCGCTTATGCCTATCCACGGTCACCAAAAGTTACACTATCTTGGGATACCCCTATAACTGCGAAGTCCTTAGCAACTTCTGTATATGCGGGGGCTATACAATGGGATGTTCTAGATTGGATAATACCAGCACACAGATTATCTATATCCCAAGGGGATGGTGTCAGTATTATAAGAACTCTGGCTACAGCTGTTGGTGGGGTATTAGATGCCCTCCCAGACGGAACCTTGGTGGTTAGACCTAAATACCCTGTAGCCCCTAATAAATATGCTGTAACTGTTCCAGATAATATTTATACAGACCTTTTTGATAACCTGTCTATACGAGAGTCATACAGTACTCAGGCAGTGTTTAATGAATACACTATTTCTGACACTAAAGACTCATATAGAGATACCGCTGTATTCGTGCCTGACCAAAACGATTCAACTACAGGCGAAATACGCGTAAGACTCTCTCCTACAAGAAGTAACTACCTTGTATGGTCAACAAAAAATAACGTACAGCTATGGTTTGATAAACCAACGTTTGAAACATTGACAGAGACTGTTCAATTTATTGGGGGGGTCGCTAATGTCTCCAAACCTATATCAACGCTTGTATCAACCACGTGGTCAGATGCCAATTTAGGGGGTGTGACTTTCGTAGTAGGCAGTTCTAGTTTGTTCGCAAGTGGTGGTGGCGAGTCTTTAGTCACCGTAGTATATACTTCAGATTACCTCTCCTACCGTATAAGCGGAGTCTTTGGAGAGTCAGCCCAAGTTTTAGTAGGAGTTACCTAATGGCAGCAGTTACTACAAGTCTAGTTGTTAATTTTGGGGGTGGGGCTAAAGGCATCCTACTAGCAGAATTGGACAATAGACCTACTGGATACAATAATGGTATTACAGCCTTTATACCCACAGATACTGCCTATTTTTTGGTATATGCAACCAGTAATGTGGCTCATAACCCTATAACCTTTGGCTCATCCTACGGGTTCCCTGTAAAGGTTGGGTCTGGTTCCGAAGTTATAACTGAATTGGTTACATTTACAGGAACTAATACAGCCTCCTCCTCTAAACCTATTAAGAGTGGGTTTTCTTCCGTATGGTTAGGTAAAACTATGGGTAGTGTTTCTGTATTTGATGAGAACTCTATTGTGGTAACACCCCCCGCAAATGCTGGCATATTGGCAGGGGCTTTACAGATTACTTACACCACCACCTTTGATGTGTATTCAATAGCCTCACCAGCCACAATGGCAGGATTAACAGACTTTGTGATAGTAGTAGTTATTAACGGCACCTCTAGCGTACTTCCTTTATGATACAAGTTACTGTTATACGTAACGGGGGTGGACTGGTTGGCACCCCAGTAGTTGATAAGTTAATATCTACCACCTCTGTAGCCTTGGCTAGAGGGGAAACTATTCTAGGGGATAATGCTCATGTTAAACAACGTGTAGTGATAGAAGCTGTTTTTAGGTCAGGGTTACGATTAGGGTCTATTGTAGAGGTTCAAGATGCTACCCAAACTAATATTTGGAGAGGTAAGGTTGTGGGTATAAATCATAGTGCTACTAGCGGCACTATAACGACCCTCCTTACGGTAGACAGATGAGCGAGTTATTATCTCAGCTAAGGGCTGCTATAAAAACCTCTGAGCCAGAGTCCATTGGTATTGTAAAAGAGGTTATTGATGGGGTGGTATATATTACAACCCCAAGAGGTGTCGTTGAAGCACCTGTACCTAATTTCTCAGTATTAGTTGGAAGTTCTGTCACTATAAAATCTGGTAATATTATTGGAGTATCTATACTGGGTACTTTAGGAATAAAATATGAATTATAATTACAAGGGTATGTAGGAGTTACCATGTCATACAATTTTACAAACAATGGCAGTGCCTTACTAACTGTGGGGGTACTAGCGGTAGACACTGCTATAACTGTAGATACGGTAGCCACTCTTCCCGCCGTATTTCCATATATACTAACTATAACGGATGGCACTCTTGTAGAGATTGTAACCGTAACGTCCGTGGCTACAAATACTCTAACAATAACTCGGGGGTCTGAGGGTACTACTGCACTAGCTTGGGCTATTGGGACACTGGTATCCCACAGACTTACAGCATTACCTTTAAATAATTTTGTATCTTACAATGCAACATCTCTTAGAGGCTTTGCCATAGGGGATTTATCAGTTCTTGGTACTAGGGGTGAGGTGGTATTAGGGCAATCTGCAAAGTCTGCATCAGGTGGTAGGTATAATGTTTGTGTAGGACATAGCTCCTCAGTTACTGGCGGTGGTAGGTATATGGTATCTGTGGGGGATTCAGCCTCTACAGATTATGGCAGTGTTGCCGTGGGTTATAGTTCCTCTGGTCTAGGGTATGGTGTATCTATTGGATATAACGCCGCCACTCAATCAGGGTCTGTAGCGGTGGGCGATTCCGCTAAGGCTACGGGGACTAAAGGTATTGCCGTGGGAACAAGTTCCAGTGCGGGTAGCGGCATTGGTAATGTTTCCATAGGTAGTAGTGCTAGATTGGCAGGGGCTAATGCCAATACTGGTGCAAAAAGTATTATGATAGGGTACAGAGCCAATGCTGGGGATTCGTATAATGTAGCTCTTGGTACCTTAACCAAAGCTTATGGCAATCAGAGCGTAGCCTTGGGGGCTAACAAGGTTAATAATCTTGCGTATAGTACTATGATTTCTAACCCTATCACTATTAGTAAAGATATTGGCAGCACCACCCCTGCAAGGGACTTTTCTGGGGTAGAGACTGTGATTATGACCAATGAGCTACCCCTAACGGCTATCGGGTCTCAGACCGTGGCTTTGCCTGTTGGAGGCATTATGCTTATCAGTAGTGCAGGTATTTTCTGTAGTGCAGCTACAGGGGTTATAACCACCCAACCAACTATAGAATTATCTACCTCTCTAGACAACATCACCTACACGCCTTTACAGGCAGCAGCTATAACCACAACATTGACAGGTTCTCGTACTTTTGAGACATTAGCTATACCTACCCCTACTACGGGAACATTATATTTACGTATGACAGTAACAGTGGCTGGAGTATCTACATTGGTGTATAACGCTAGGGCATTTTTTAAAGGAATATTCATTGAGGAGTAATACTATGGCATTGTTATACACTAAGAAAGGGCAAGACCCTATGCACATTAAGATAGTGAAAGTACGTCACGATAATACCGAGAAGGAAGTAGTATTCGTTGTTGAGCGGTCATCCGTAAGTAAAACTGACCCACTAACAGTACTAGACTACCTAGATAGGGTTAGAATATCCGTACCAGCAGTAAGTATTGTAGGCTCATCTTTAGAGTATGGGTACAGCCTATTAAAGAAAGACTATAAAGGCTCCATTGACGTATGACGGTACACTATATATCAGGATTACCAAGAAGCCTATCCACAGTAGTTACAGCGGTTCTAAACCAACACCCTGATTGTAAGTGCAGTGCTACCAGCCCCTTATTATCACTAGTGGAGTCTATGCGAGTAGCTAGAAATACTTCTGATTTCAAGGCTATGTCTAAGACTGATTTAGATAGCCGTATGATTTCATCTATTAGGGGGGTTATAGACTCTTGGCATGCGCCCAGTGGTAAGCCCCATACTTTTGATAAATGTAGAGGATGGTTGGGAAGGTATGACCTGCTTAAAACATTATACCCAAGACCTAAGATGATATTAACTATACGAGATTTGAGGGGCATTATATCTAGTATGGAAAAGCAGCATAGAAAGAATCCCACCACTATTGGTATGTTCCAGTCTCTACAGGAAAAAGGGGGCTTGACTATACAAGGGAGGGTAGACCAGTTTCTATCAGCACTCCCAGTTGGAACTGCTTTAGAATCATTATTTGAACTAATGCAGAGAGACCAGTTAGGGGATATTCTTATATTAAGGGCAGAGGATGTAGCCTTAAACCCAGCTGCTCAATTTGCTAGAGTATCTGAGTATCTAGGGTTGGAGACATTTGACTTTAACTTTGAAGATATAGGTATGCCTACATGGGAGAATGACACTATCCATGAGCCTTATGGTGACCATGAAGTTCATAAAATATTACACCCATTAGTACAAGATTGGGAAACTATATTAACCCCTGATGTATCTAACTCCATTATTGATAGAACAAAGTGGTACTACTCAACATTCTACAGGGACTTAGATTTAGATTTGAAGTAAGAGGTAGGCACTTGTAGGTTTTCAGAAATTACCTATTTTGCAGGAGTACCACCATGTCTATAAAATGTGACGATTTGCAGGCGTTAATGGACGTTATACGACAAGAGCACGAGAAGTCTAGAAGAGAAACCTTGAGTGCCGTTAAAGTTATGATTGCCGAGCATGAATTAGCAGAAGCAGATAAGTTAAAAGATATGCTTACTAAAGCGTTATCAGAGTCTATTACAGAAAGTCACGAAGAAGAACATAAATTTATAAAAACATGGATGGGTAGAATGGACTCAATGGGTGACGGGTTCTTTAATTCTATAGGTAAGGCTTTAGCTACTTTGGTATTTTTGGGATTCGCAGCAGCAGCCTTAGCTTCTATGGGTAAAGCATGAACTGGTTCTCAGGTGATACCTTAATGGTCTACACAGACCTGCTAGTAATGGCAGTATTGTGTAGTATTCTTTATAAGGTATACCTTTTCGCAAAAAAATTAAAAGACCACTTAAAGACTATGGAAGGCTCTACGAATAGGGTTCGTGAGAGGATTCATCTATATTCACATATTTGGATTGTGGCATCAGGGTTCTTATCATCAGGTATAGCCATGGTTTTGGAAGGGTTACATATTTATTACCAAGATATTATGCACAATGAAGCAGCTGTTTGGCACTTAGAGATACTTACTAACATTAGTTTTGTTTTAGTGTTTCTAGCCTATAGGCAGATGGTTAATCATTTTATTTCAGAAGAAACTCACGGCTCAGATATTTGTTACTATGGCGTGAGAGAGAAGAATAAGGATAGGAGAGACTAATGCCTTTAGTTAATTTACAACAAGTGGAGCTTAATAAGGCTCATTTAATCTATGATTCAGTAGGAGCTATTTCTGGGGTAGATGCAAATACCTCGGTAGAATATGCTGCCCCTGATATGATGTTTATTGAGGGTTTAGCCGCTGGCACAACTATCTCAGTACAAGTTCGCCCAACGGCTACAGCATCATGGTATGAAATGCAGTTAGTGGATGGGGCTACTACAGCGGATGCTATTGTATACATGAATAAGAAATTTAACTTTACTAGAACTGTTAGGGTTGGTGCATCCCCTGTTAAGGTATTTGTACAGGACGCTTATCATGGCTGAGATAGTTAATATATTCGCAGGTGGTAAGGGTCTAACTGCCGCCGATAGAACACAGATTATTGCAGATGCTGTTTCTGCCTCTGGAGGAACCTTAACAGCGGGTTCTGCTGGAACAGAGCCTACTACTGGATTAGTCGCGTTTACCACCCAGTTTTATGATACCACAAACCTAGTGAAGAAGATTTGGGATGGGGCATCATGGGTGGTTATTGGTGATGGTACTATATCCGCAGCACAGATTGCAGATATTACTGCTAACACCTCCCATGCTGGCTCTGCACATGCTCCTGCCAATGCAGAACCTAATCTACCTCTAAGTGGTAGCACTACTTCTAAGACAGCCTTGGTTCCAAATACTGGGCAAACATTCTATGATACTGATTTAGGTAAAAGCCAGTATTTTGATGGCACTAACTGGGTTGATGCTATCTACTCTGCACCATCATTAGGAGGCTCAGTAGGTATCCCCCCTTCTACTAAATACCGTGTATATATAGATGCAAGAGGTGCTAATACTCTACAGATTCTATTGTATAAAATAGCCTTCTATAGTGATTCATCCTACCTAACTGAGATAACAGGTAAGACAGGGGTTAGTTCAAAAGCTCAAAAATCTACAGGAAGTACTACCTATACTGAGAATACCTCCTTTTCTAATGATTGGTATAATTCAACTATCTCTGCCGTAGTAGGGAATGAACTGTATATTGATTTAACCTTACCATCTGCACAAGCTGTCCTGTCATGGAGAGTGTTAGCAAGTACCGCCTCCACCTCTGGAACTTACTTACCCTCGGCATACCGATTAGCGGTGTCTAATGATGGGGGAGTGTCTTACTCAGTTATAGATACGCACACGGGTCTGACGAATAGTGGTGCAGCGGGAGCATCCTACAGCTTCGTAACACCTGCCCCAGATTACCCAGCTAATCCACTTATTGGGCAGTTATTTTATAATGAGTCTATTAGTGAACAGATGAGGTACTCCTCAAGTGGTTGGGTTTCTGCAACTATCAACCAAGCATGGAGTCCAGTATCGTCTGCATATACCGCAACATCTTGGGATATGTTGATGGTAGACACCTCCGCAGCCGCCGTAACCGTAACCTTACCCGCAGCTCCAGCCGCTGGGGATGAGATAAAGTTGATGGATGCAGCAGGCTCGTGGGCTACCAACAACCTAAGTATTGCGCCCAACGGGAATACCTTATTAGGCGTTACCACTACTCATATTGTGGCAGTTAGTGACCAAACCATGGTACTTGTTTATACAGGAACTGATTGGAGAATCCTATAAATAGATAGAAGGGGTTATGGAAACATGCCCCTTTCTTCTTTATAGTGCTGACCTATGTTTCTAATTAGTAAGATAACTGTAGCCCCTAATACTTCTTTAACGGGGTATACTCTTCCAGATATTGTAGGTAGTCCTGCAAAGTTTTTGATAAGCGTGAGTTCTATAGATGGTATACATAGGGCTTTTGAGATACTAACCATAAAGACAGGGGTGGATATATTCCACTCAGTATATGGGGTAGTTGGGGACTATGTAAACATGTCTGTAGATGTGATAACAGGAACTTCAGGTATTGAGGTAGTTATTATGAACAACCATACTAGCGACATAGACGTAACTCTCACCCCGCTAGTTGGAGGTCAGAGTATCACTGCGTTTATCTAACCCTTAAAATATGGAGATAAACAAATGGCTTTACAATTATTTGAAGTCCTCGGCGGATTTTCTGACGGGAACATTAACTACCTATCAGGTACAGGCGTGGCTGGTGGCGATGCCTCTTACCAAGATGCTGCACCTGTAGGCTCTCGTTATACTGATGTTGCTACTAACACTGTATACACAAAACATACTGCTGGCGCAGGAACAACTAACTGGGAAGCTCTAGCTAAAGTTAGTGACCTTGCTGGTCTTTCTGCTACACAAACATGGCGCGAACCAGTTAAGGTTCTTGACACTGTAGACACTACTACTGCTGCTGTTGTTACAGCAATGAACGTTGCTGATACTTTAGATGGTATCACTGTTGTAGCTGGTGACCGTGTATTGCTTGCAGGAATCTCTGGTGGTTTGGGTCCGAATGTATATATCGTTGGTGGTTCTACTGGTGCATGGACTCTTACAGAAGATGTTAACCTAGAAACTGATGGCGACACTGTATCTGTACTACAAGGTACTCATACTAATGAAGTATGGATGTTCAACACTGCTTCTGGTGGTTGGGGTCTTATCGGTCAACAAACTGCTTCAGGTGAAGAAGGTTTCATCCGTGCGTTTATTGGTAAAGCTGCTGCTGGTGGCGAACTACCTGCCTATACCTCTTCTAACTATGTCACCCAAGGTTCATCTTTAGAATCTGCTATCGGTGCTTTGGATGCCCAGTCTGCATTGAATGCTGCTGCTGCGTCTGGCGCGTCTTCATCTGCTGCTGCTGTTCAAGCTGAATTAGATGCCACTCAAGCTGGTGCTGGTTTAGGTGTTGGGGGTGCTTATACGGCTCCTGCTGGCTCTAACTATCTAGCAGCATCTACAAGCATCTTAAGTGCTGTAGATTTGTTGGATGCTACTTTAGGTAACACTAACTCTAATGTTACAGCTGAAATTGCTAACCGTATTGCTGCTGATGCTGCGATTCAGGCTGAGCTTGATGCTGTAGAAACTGGCGTTGGCTTGAATGCTGATGGTACGTTTGCTGTATTCACTGTATCTAACTACATGAACAGTGCTCTTAGTATTGTTGGTTCTTTGTCTGCACTTGATGCACAAATTGCTATCAACGCTGCTGACATTGCTACTGAAGTTTCTGCACGTATTGCTGCTATCTCTCAAGAAGTTATTGACCGTAACGCTGCAATCGCTGTTGTTGATGCTAAAGTAGGTACTGCATCTTTCACTGGCGGTATCTCTGCTGCTGCTGATTTGACTGCTGCTGTAAACTTGTTGGAAAGCAATATTGCTGCTGACCGTGGACGTGCATCTGTTGTAGGTATCACTAACGGTATCGTAGATAGTGTTACTGTTGATAGCGTAGAAGCAATCAAGTGGATGATTTCTATTCAAGATGCTGCTACTGGTGTTGATAAAGAGAGCTATGAAGTTTATGCCTCTCATAACGGTACTGCTACTGCTGACGCTACATCTGCTGACCATACTAAATATGCTAAAGTTAAATCTGGTAACGGTGTTGCTGGTTTGGCTTTTGATGTTGTATTGTCAGGTGCTGGTGCGGCTCAGAATATGCAGTTGTCTGTTGCGGCTACAGGCTCTATCAATGTTAAGGTAACTCGTTTCAACGTATAAAATACGTAGTACGAGGGTGGGGGGTAAAACCCCCACTTATCTTAATAACAAGGAGCTATTATGGCATTGAGTAATTTTGGAATAGGACAAGGCTTAGATGTAGATGAGTCGTTTTCCATTATTCATGGTGTCGGCGTTGCTGGGTCTTTTGGCGGGCAACCTGACATTGTTAATCAGGGGTCATTATATAATGATGACTCTACAGGTATTCTTTACAGGAAACATGCCGCAGGAACGGGAACAGGCGTTTGGTCTATTGTCGGTACTGAGAAAGCTCCTGTAGAAGTACTTGGAGTAACGGGGTCTACTCTTGTAGACAGTATTCCCACTAAAAAGGCTAAATCTATGGTTTGGTCTGTGGACTTAGAGAACGACATCGTTAATACCGATAGGACATTTTTCGAGGTTCGTGCAGGGCATGATGGTACATCTACAGTAGATGCAGTATCCGTAACTTTTAATGTTACAGGTCTTATGAGGATTGGGGCTGGAGCTGGTGTGTTTAATGCCAGTGTAGTACTTAGCGGTGCAGGTGCCAGTCAGACTATGGATTTATACATAGGATAATGGAAATAGTAAAAGTAAAGAGGGGGCAGTAAAATGCCCCTTCAACTATTTGGAGTAAGTATGGGTTTTAATATCACTACAGACAGGCGGCTAACTAACGCAGAAGCTTTAGTACCAACACCACCACCACCACTAGACACCCCAACAGTTATAGGCAATTTAGCCGTTTGGTATGATGCTGCAAAAGGTGTCACATCGGATGCTCAGAAAAAAGTGTCGGTATGGGCTGACCAAAGTGGTAATGGTAACAATGCCACCCAAACTACCGCAACAATTCAACCTACTTATGAATCTGACGTGAGCGGGGCTTACGTGAGAGTTGGTGGAGGTATCCCATATACCTTAGATATGGCTACTGTGGCTATGGGAGCAAACTCCTCAGTGTGGGTTATGCTTAAAGGAACAGCAGACCCTTTAGTAAGGGCACCTACCTATATGCCACCTATATTGTACGGTGTTAATACGGGGGCAGCAGGAGCTTTGCAAATAGGTAACGGTACAGATTATTTCTATTCTTATATGGCAGGTGGGGTAGCAAGCACTACTATGATAACCCCAGCTGACTCCATGACTATTGTACAGTTAGAGCAGAATGCTCCTGTGTCAGACACTATTATAACTAATAACTCAGGGTCTTGGACAATTACTGGTAATAACTTTGGCTCTTATCACATGGACAGCTTTATTGGGGCTGCATATAAGGTTACAAGCTTCGTAGATATATACGAAGTGGTGGTATTTAATGTAACCCTATCAGCCCAACAAAAGGTAGATATGCACGCATACTTCACTAATAAATACAGCTTGGGGTTTTGACATGGCATTTAATATGGTAGTAAAGAGGGCGGTGAGTAAGACCAAGGCGGCTCCAGCAGCACCCATTCCGCTAGTTAATCTGGCAGACCTACTTGGGGGTAGAGCCATACTAGCTCATTATGATGCTTCTAAAGGTATTACCTCAGATGTTGATGGAAAAGTATCCGTTATAGCAGACCAAAGTGCCTATGCTAGACACTTATCTCAATACTCTGCCGCATACCAACCAAGGTTAATACAGGATGTTGATGGGTATGATGCGATAGAATTACAGTACCCCTGCTTTATGAATGGTGGATTATTTTCATTAACTAACAATACAGTAATAGCGATACTTAGGGCTAATCCCATTGCCGCAAACTCTACGGCACACCCAATGTTAGACCACATGATTAGGGAGAACTTAGCCACCAGTAATGACTTCGGGTATGGGTCTGTTGCTGGAACTATAACATCTAAATACTATAGGAATAATGCTGTAGGGGGGCTTGTGGATACCGCTGGTTCTGTAACGAGCTACCCTAACAACCCTAATGTAGTGCCCAATATTTCTAAGCATTATATCACCACTAATAGTATATCTGGAACTACGGTATCAGGGGGGGTTGTGGGTTCTAAAGGCAGTTCTATAACCTCTTCTCAAGTATACAGACCTCAGTACGCCAATAATGGGTTTATATCCTCGTCTACCTCCTTTAGAGGTATAGGGGCTACTACTAGGAATTATGTAAATGATGTTAGAACCCCTAATAACTCCGCAGGTTATATATACCTTCGAGAGTTGATTATAATAGGTGGGTCTTTAACATCCACTGAGATACTCACACTGTCAGACCACTTAAAATCAAAATATAAAGCATAAGGAGAATAGATTATGGCTATTCAATACTTCGTAACAACAAGCACATCAGAAGCTACAGCTCTACTAAAGAGGTTGGACACTGCCTTTGGTTACCCTAATGGTAATGCTCAGCAGTACGGTACGGTTATCCAACCTTATGATACTACAGAGCTAAGAGTGGCAGTAGTATTAGAAGATAGGTGTATGGTAGAACTAAGCACTTCTGAGAAGTCCAAAGTTATGGCTACCCTACCCGCAAAATTTCATGCCCCTCTACCTGCGGCTTAAGTTATGTCATTTAATGTAGTAGTCAAACGAGTGGTTAGTGCGGCAGAGGCTTTGGCATATAGCCCTACAGTAGCAACAGACATAGTAGCTGCTAGTGGCACAGGAGCATTACTGCACTTAGACGCTTCCGTTGGGGTAACTGCGGATGTTAATGGTAAAGTTTCTGTATGGGCTGATAATTCCCCCCAAAGCAATAACTTTAGCCAGACCATCTCTACCAATCAGCCAGTACTAACCACTAATACCACAGGTTTATCATGTATAGACTTTGGGTACACCTTACCATCAGTGTTGGAGGGGTCGAAGACCTCAAACTCTTTGGGTAAAACTGTGGTGGTTGTATACGACTCAACTATCATGTCATTGAATAGTGCTAGTGTGTATGACTCGCACCAATTAGGTACAGGAAGGGCGGATGGTACTACCACAACAACGCAGAATATAAACCCTTGGATTGGGTGGGATATGGGCACTGGAGTGGCTACAGTTAATGAGTATTTCTATGGGGCTGGAGGAACACAAACCACCCTAACACCAAACTTTGTTCCTGAGTCTTTAAACAGTACTACCCTTACCTGCCAGAGGGTAGATATAAGTAGCACTACAGGACTTATAGAGGTGTATAAGTCAGGAGCCGTGCTTTCTGGTACCTATACAACTCCAGCAGCCGCTTATGGTAGTACAGACCCCCGTAGTATTACCTATCTAGGAAGAAACGCTGGGGCTGTATCAGATAATCAAGTAAGAATATATGAGCTGGCTATATACGATAAGACTTTGAGTGCATCAGAAATGTCTGGCGTTGTGGCATATATAAATAGTAAGTACGGTTCATTATAAAAAGGAGAAGTAAATGGCTTTAACAGTGAAAGGTTCAAACATATATGATGGGGATATTCTAGTGGCTAGATGTTTAACTAGCGTATCAGCAGACCATGAAGTTACTAAGGAAATGGCAGAGGCTTTGGCTAAAAGGTTGGTAGGTGATGCAATGAAGGTCTCAGAGACTAAAGAAAAAGTTGCTCCCAAAAAAGTAGTCAGAAAAAAGAGGGCGGGTAAATAATGCCTATAATTAACATAAAAGATGCCCATGATTTATCTGATGGTATAACCTTTGATGATACCTTGGGTATCTTTTATGGTGCCACTACTCCCGACCTAGCAGATACATTGAACGTTCCAGATGGTTCAATGTACTTACAGATTTCTGGGAGTATTTGGCATAAGGCTAATGGTTTATGGTCGGTACTGGGGTCTGGGGGAGGTTCTGGGTCAGGGCACACGCACCCCAACCTAACTACCCTAAATTCTATTACGGAAGTATTTACACCCGCCTTAAAAGCCTTATATGATTCTTACCAAACCACTAAAGCTGATACTTCACACACTCACGTTGTTGGGGATATTACAGATTTTTATGCGGTATTGAATACTGCTATATCTGGAAAGTCTGACATAGGGCACTTACATACTGTGTCCGACCTATCAGATTTTTATACGGTACTGAGTAATGCGTTAAGTACGGTGTCCCCAATTAACCATACCCATTTGGAGCATACTTATTTGTATGATAAGAGACCTAAAGGCTCAGATGGTACAGATTTAGAGAAAGAGTCTTGGAATCCAAGAACCATCCTAGAGGCTGTATCTCCTACAAATATTATAACACTACAAGGGGATGATTTTGTAGTTTCTAAGGCAGGTTTATACTCTATAAACTGTGTAGCTAAAGGCAGTGGTTGCCTCCGCCTTATGAATGAGATTACGGATACGGAAGCCCTTGGGGGTATATGTTCTGATGAGGACTCAGAAGTTTCTTATCTGGTGGGGCATTTTTACTGTAATGCTGGAGATATTATAGAGATTCAGCATTGGGTTGAAGATGATATTGAGTTAGAATCAACTGAGACCAGTGATTATGAGTATTACCTACAGGCAGAGGTTATTTATCATGGCAGTTGATTATGCTAAAGTATTAAAAACTATGCACCCAACCATATTATGGAAGGGGTCTGGTGCAACTTATGATAGGATAACGTGGCTAGGAACAGCTGTACCACAATCAACCCTAGATTCTGAAATGCCTATAGTTGAGTTTATGGTAGAGGCTAATAAAGCAAAGACTAGGTTGATACGAGGATACACCCTACTAACACAGAAGGGGTTCATGTCTACGGCGTTAGGCTCTCCCCACTGGTATCCTGCTGCAATGGAAAATCAGGTTGATTTAATAGGGGCAGTGACTACCGCTCGTCTAGATAGTGCTATTGATTTCCCGTTCCCTTGTGCTGACTTATCCACAACCCCCCCTACCGAGGGTATTGTACGCCATACTGATATGCAGATTAACCAAGTTATGCTGGATGGTGCCTCGTATAAGGTTACCTTATTTAAGGCACTGGAGTCTCAGCTACACTCTATACAGAATAAAACAACTATAGTTGAGCTAAAATCTATGGTTTTTACAGCCCCATAGTTCATTTTATTAAAAGGTGTGGTTATAGTGCTGAACTATGAATGTAGTTAAAGTTGGTAAGACTTTTTATTTGAAGGTGGATGCTGGCACTATAACAGGTGTTTCGGCATCTTTTACCTACACTATACTGGATGTTGTTTCTGGTGTTGAAACGGTAGGTGCCGCCACCTTCTCAGAGCCTATTTCAGGGTTTTATACTGCCCCCATCTCCCTAGCTACTGTTGGGGAGTACGTTATAACTATACAGAACGGTTCTGTATTTTATGGCAGGCTGACTGTGAGTGTGCAATCGTTTGCAGAGGATATTGATAGTGTAAATTCATCTATCCAGACCATGGCTACAGATATAGCGTTTATTAAGGCTATTGAAGGCGGAAGGTGGAAGATTATCAATAATCAAATGGTATTTTATACTTCTGATAATACTACTGAGGTGGCTAGATTCAACCTTACTGATGCGGCTGGAACACCTACTGAAACAAATGTTATGGAACGTACTAGGGTATGATTACTAGAGGGTTTATAACCAGTACAATACTTACTAGAGGGTTCAATGGGGGAATTTTACATCAAACCCTTATATACCTTATGTATAAGGGGACTTCTTTGATAACTGTTACTAAGAAGATGGTTAGTACGATATGGCAGTAACCAACACTGAATTATTTAGAGCAGATTCTTTAGTAAAGGATAAGGAAGTCTTAGAGTCCCTCCCTGTCACTAAAATACTATCTGTAAGCAGTATCAATCAACGTGCGAAAGGCACATCAAACCCTGTATCAGAACTATTAAGTGACTCTATTATAAACTTAGAGGAGGTTACTCGGTAATGTCAGCTCAGAATCAAATCTATGTTAATGATAGCGGCACCATAATGTCTTTGGAGACTGGGTTAACCACTGCCTTGTTAAGTACTGCTACTGTATCCAATATTGATGTGCAGTTACCTGATAAGACAGAGGTTACTTGGGTAGGTAACGTTAATGGGACTACTGTAGAATACATTGCCCAATCTTCAGACCTTGCACAAGCAGGGCAATACAAATTACAAGTTTATTTAGAGATGCCAACATGGTCAGGTCATGGAAGTACCGTATCTATGAAGGTTCTGGCTAGGTTTAAGTAAGATGGCTACTTATGTTATAGTCTTTGAAGCTGACACCTCCTTTATCAGTAAGAGTATATCTAAAGTATTAAAGTCTCCCTATAGCCATGCAGCTATTCTTATCAATGGGGTATTATTTGATGCTTCCGAGAAGCGTGGAAGTGTTGGGAAAGACCACACCCTATCTAGAACCTACCGAGGTAGGACTATTGTAGTGTATCAAGTTCAAGACTCTTCAAAATTTATGGAGGGGTGGGCACAAGGACAGGTGGGAAGGTCTTATGACTATCTGGGTGTTCTTGGGTGGTTTTTACGTTTAGGCTCTATAAAAAAGGTTTATTGTTTTGAATGGGTATTAGAATATTTACACTCATCTATGGGGTTTTTTAGTAATCGTTATCCAAAACATATAACAGCTGAGTATATAATTAAAAGAATACCTTCTAAGAGTGTTTATAAAGGTGTTGCGGAGAGTTTTGATGGGTAATTCTATTGTTATATGTGCGGGTCACCACCAAGACCGCCAAGGTGCTATAAATAAAAAACATAATACTACAGAGTATAGAGAGGCTGTAGTTATCCAAGAATTTATGGTGGATATTCTAAAAAGCCTTGGAGTTAAGGTTTATATTTTTAATGGTAAACTCTCCGATAAGGTTGAGTACATTAACTCTATTAAGCCGAGCCTAGCTCTAGATTTACATTTCAATGCTGACGCTGACCATTTAGACCCAGAGGATTTGGATGATGATAGAGGGTTTGGTTGTATGGTTATGTATTGTCCACAAAAAAATAATTACGGGGTTCCAGAAACTCATTCGTATTCTCGTAAGTCTCAGGCTCAAAGAATGTCGGATGGTTTATCTAAATGGTTGAAGACCAAGAACCTTGGGGCTAGGCAGGGGTGGTATTGGGGTAGTAACCCTCCAAGCAAGAAAGACTACTTTTTACGTAAAACCTCTTGCCCTGCTTTTATACCAGAATTTGGGTATATTGATAATAACAGGTTCTGTGAAACATGGTTAATAAGTAATAGGCACGCCGAGTTAGCAGAAGCTCTATCGAAAGAAGTAATTATTTTTTTACGGGGAGTTTGATATGCCAGAAAAGACCATACTAAAAGAGGGTGAGACCTTATCAGATATAGAGTTAGAGAATAGGAAGTGGGCAAATCGCCGTAGAATGTCCTACGCTTCTATGGCAGGTCTCATGGTTATGATGCTCTTAATTCTTATTGATAATCCTTTGGTATCTATTGCCCGTATAACCGCAGGTGAGGGCATTATTGGGTGGGTAGCCATAGGTTTTACCTCTATAGTAATAGCCTATTTTGGATTCAACACCCTCCAATCTACCATGAAAAAGGGGTAACACATGCCTGACCCGACAGTATTAGAAGAGGAAGTTAATTACGTAAGTGTATTGTCTAAACTTATTGTGAGTATAGGCTCCGTAGTTGCTATGGTAGCTGGAGCAGTTTTTTGGATGCAGAGTACTTTTGCAGAGGCTTCTGATATGTTGGAAGTTAGGGCATCCATTGTACAGATGCAGATAGATTCTGCTAAGAAAGAGCTTAGAGGCTTGCGTAGGGATTATAGAAGAGCCTCTAAACATGAGAGGGTATTCATCTCTGACGATATTGATGAAGTATCAGATGAGCTTGGAGCCTATAAAGATATGAAAAACGGATTACTAAATGAACGTTAAGTATTACTTGGAGGAGGCTAAATCCTTCTTATTAAGAAATAAGCTACTAGTGGTTGGTGTTATATCTGGAATCTTTGCAGTACTAATAGCCTCAAAGAAGCTTTCAAGTTTCTCAAAAAAGGCTTCAGAAGACCATAAAGCCATGGCAGATAATGAGCAAGTTATAGCGGCTCGCGCTAGGTATGCCGCAGTACAAACCATCTCTAAAGCTAATATCCTGAATACCCTGTCTGTCGCCCAAGCTGATAAAGCTATAAACAAGCAACAACGGGCGGCAAAATTACACTTACGAAAAGAGCCTGACCTTAATATGGAAGAGGTTATAAAAAGGTTGAATGAAGAATGATGCTAAAACTTTTGGTTTTGTGTCTTACTATACCACTAATGAGTGGGTGTGCTAATAGTAATCTAAGAGGTGAGCTGAAGAGTATAAACTCTCAGCCATATATCGCGGATTCTATAGAAGTACATACTTACGAGCCTATCGAATTGGCTCCTTTAACTGTAGTAGACTCCAACCCATCATCGCTGTTGCGGAGACATGAACAGCACAAGCTTGATAGGCAAACAATTAAAGACCTAGACCAAGCCTTGTCCTTAAAGTCCAAGCAACTAAAGCTGCTACGCACTGCGATGAAAAACATAGAGGTAGCTGATAGGGCTACGCAAAGGTCTAATGTCTACCTAAAAAAGGCACTGGAAGAGGAACAAAGGGCTTCAACATTTAATACTATAAAGCATACACTATTTGAAGTAATCCTTAGTACCCTATTTTTATTAAAATAAACCCTGTGCAAACGTTTGCACAACTAATAACTTGACAAACTGTATATAGTGAGTAATCTTCGCAGTAACACGGAGGTTACATGATTTATAAAGCAATTAGAGCTAGAATCCCATTAGTTTCAGTAAAAACCCCAGACACCATACATCTTCGTATAGTTTTACAGTTCTATATAAACAAAGTTCTTGAAGAAGAAGGTGTTAAAAAAAGAGACAGCCCAACTATTGGAGTATTTAATGAGAAAGAACCTACAAAGTATACGTTCTCATTTGCTCATTGGGATGGTTTAAAGACTGTAAGTTTACACAGTATTTATGAGAGCCTTAGAGAAGAGAGCTGTACGGTGTTTATTATCAACAGCGATGATTACCTTAAAATAGCTTTCGAGGTTGGGGAGCTACTACCTTGTATCGACCATATCACCCAATTATTTGGGGAGCATGTTATGGCAGAGTACTTACCTCAGATAATTCCCATGGCACAAGGACTTACCATCAAAGAGATATTAGACATTTCTAACATAGCTATGGCGGAGTATAAGTGCATAACCCCAACAAGCTTTGCATCAGTAAAGAATAGCTGTATCCCTCCCGTTCTTGGTCTTAACTATGTTAACCCAGAAATCCCCTGCTACACCCCTAATCCAGAACTAAAAGCTTGGTTAGAGGATGAGGGTCAGTGTATTCATGTAGAGGATTCTTTATCGGATTTAGCACCACGAGGGTTACTGTTTGAAGGCGTTGCAGGTACGGGTAAGAGTCTAGGGGCTAAATATGTAGCCAATGAGCTTAATGTACCCTTGTACAACCTATGTGTAGGGGAGCTTCTAGGTAAGTATGTGGGTGAGTCAGAAACACGTCTTAGAGAGGCTCTGATGAGGTTGGACTCTTATGCACCAGCCGTAGTTCTTATAGATGAGGTAGAAAAGCTTTTTGAGGATGATGCAGGCTCAAACACTACCAGAAGCCTTTTAGCATTATTATTGTGGTGGTTGCAGGAGCATAGTAGTCGAGTACTAACTATTATGACTACAAATAATTCCTTAATCCTACCCAAGGAATTGTATAGGTCAGGGCGCATAGATAGGAGCATCATTTTTGAACCACTAAATTATCAAGAAGCTAATGCGTTATTAGAGACTTACAGAAGCTCATTCGATTTACCAAGATATTACAAGTATGATATTTATAAAGATGGCGATAGCGTCACCGCCGCTGATGTAATATCAACAGGAAAAAGGTTGATGAGATTAGACTATTTAACAGATAGAGATTGAGGAGAATAGATGACAACATTTGTAATGATGCAACCAACCGTGGCACAAGAATACGGACTATTAAAAGCAATAATTCTACAACATGTACATTTAGGAGTTCAAACAGGATTTGCTAAAGAAAATAAAATGTGGAAGCCCTCAACACTCAGTAAGTTTTCTCAGGAACTGGGAGGAGTGTCGAGAGCCACCATTCAGAGGCATATTAAAACCCTTGTAGATATTGGAGCCTTGCGAGAAACGCCAAATAACCGAGGCAAAGCCTACCGTGTAGACTACAAAAGTCTAGGTCTACAAGAGCATATCGGAACCTTAATTAAGGAGGCAGAAGCCCATATAAAGGTATGGCTCAAAGATATTAGAGAGTTTGGTTTAACCAAGGCAGTAGTTCTTGGGGCAATAAAAGGTACTTTGAAAAGGGTCGGCAACCTTATTAAGGGAGAATGCTGGGCATACAAGACAGGTGTTGAATTAGAGAAGGAGCTACAAACCTTAAGTAAAAACACTATCAGCAGGTCAACCACCTTATTAGTAAGAAAAGGGGTGTTAAAATCATCCTCAAACTTCAATAGAAGCTCCTCCGATAGAACACTCTGGTACACCGTAAATACCAAATATGAGTACAACCACAAAAAACCCACTGTTATCAAAATGGGTAAAGGGGTGTATCAAAATGGGGCAAGCACTGTTATCAAAATGGGGCACTCTAACCCTATATATAAAGACCTAGATATAAGACCTAGATATAAGTGTGATGGCTTCGCATCACTGCCTCCCCTAGTCATTTCTTTCCTAGAGAAAAAAGAAAAAAGAAAAAAGAAAATAGGGTATACTCTTACTAAGGTATATAGGACTACGTATCCTACGGAGGTAATACCTAATAACCTCTACGAGGTAACAACAACTATAAATGGAGTTAAAGAAATGAATGCTACTGCTTTACTAAAAACATCAGGTAGGAAAGATAAAAAGAATTATACTGGGACTGTTAGGGATATTATGTCTAAGGGTCTAGTGAAGGTTAAACCCTCTACACCTATCCTACGTAAGAATACCGTTATGGGTTTTACAAGATTCTTCCATGAGGCTATGAGTACTTACGATGAGTCATACAAGCCTATGAGCTTTACTGGTAAAGAGCGTGGTATGGTTAAACACCTTCTAGCCAAGTGTTCTGATGATTTACAGGCTTTAGAGTATGTGATGTTAAACTGGAGAGACTTCTTTCACTATCTTGAGGATAATAACCTATCCTTCAATACCCCTAGATTGCCCCTCCTGCCCTTTTTACTGTCTAAGGTAGGCTATGTACCCACTGTGTACCAAAAACACCTTGAGTTTGTGCAAACGTGTGCAGAGGATGAGGTTAAAGCCTCTGAAGCCTCTAAGCGTAGTGAGGCTGCTCGTGAAGCTAGAATGTTGGCAGAAAAAGCTAGATTAGAAGAGGAAGCCTCTTGTGACACCATGACTATGAAGGAAGCCTCTAAAGAGTTCCCAGCAGAATACCCTAATATGGTGGCGTACTTCACCACTACGGATATTGCTGAGAAGGCTAGACTGTCTAAGGTAATGCTTGAAGGAGGTCTTGATGTTACAAAAGTTGTCTAATATTGATTATTACGCTTCAGGGGTTCTTACCAAGGAAAAGCATAGTAGGCTGGTATCCAACATTAGTAATGTTGCTGATGATGCTAATATCCCCACCACCATGATTGCTAAGCCTGCCTCCGAGTTTTGTGGGGAGGAGGAACTTAACTGGATTAGGGCTTATAAGCATTTAGAGGACTCTGAGGATGCTGGACTATGTTACGTAGGTAATGGGGGGGACATAGGGGTTCGTATGTTCGCCGTAGCAGGAGCTTTCCTGCGAAACTATATCAGAGCAAGGGTGTTCACCTTACAGGACGTTATAGAGTCATACAAAGGCTCAAAACCGTTAGAGGCTAGTGTCCTTCTAATACCTAACTTCTTCCTCAGAACTACTTCTGGTGGGAAGATACCTGAGTGGCAGCTTGGATTGGTTCTAGGCATGCTCTACCAAAGGTACTCCTATGGTAATAAAACTGTTATATATGTTGAGGACTTAGAGCAACTTGGGGGAGCTTACGGGAACCCTATGAAAGAGCATATTGAGCGGCATTTTAAGATTATTAAAGGGGGCAAGCTTTGAGCAGCGCAGGGGTTTCATTATTACATAGCATTATTGTTGATAAAGATAGCAAAGCTTTTTTACATTTAGGATTAACTAAAGATGACTTTGGTATTAACGAATCAGACCTTTTCACCTTTCTTCAAGAGCATTTACAAGGTTATGGGCAATTACCAGCCATAGAAACAGTAGAGACACAGTTTGGTATGGAGATTTCTAAACCGTGTGAACCATTAGCCTATTACCATGATATTGTGAGGAAGAAATCCTTACAAAGAAACCTCAAGAAGTCCTTACTAGATACCAGTAGCACTTTGCAGGACATGAACCCCGATAAGGCTTTAAAGGATTTAACTAAGACCGTTTTAGAGCTTACCTTAAAAACTAATGGTAAGAAGGTCTTAGACTTTAGGGAATCTAAAGATATTATTTTAGAGCTTCACCAGACAGCGGCAACCAGTCCAGAGTTTGCTGGGCTTAGGTTTGGTTGGGATTTTCTTGATGCCTCTACAGGTGGTATTAGAGGTGGGGACATGTTGTCCATTGTTGGGCGACCTTGTATGGGTAAGACGTTCCTACTTTTATTCACTGCCTTAAATGCTTGGGCTAATTCTAAAGTAGCGGTTATGTTTGTATCTATGGAGATGAAGCCTGAGCTGATATTCCAACGGTTAGCTGCCATGTTTACAGGACTAAACCTTACCAAACTTATGAATGCAGAATTATCTACACCAGACTTTGGTAAGTTAATGGGTATGTTATCAGGTATTGATAGTGAGGATATGCCACCATTTTATGTTATTGATGGTAACTTATCAGCCAGCGTTAATGATATATACATTTTGGCAAGGCAGCTAAAACCTGAAGCCTTGTTTATTGATGGTGCGTATCTCGTACGACATGCAGATACTCGACTAAATAAATATGCCCGCATTGAGGCTAACTGCGAACTATTTAAAACTCAGTTAGCAGGTGACTTGGATATACCTGTATGCTTATCATATCAATTTAATCGGGATGCTACTAAGGTTAAAAAGGATGAATCAGCAAGCTTAGAACACATTGCTGGGTCAGATGCTATTGGTCAGCTATCTAGCGTTGTTTTGGGGCTAATGCAGGAGGATAATATTGAAACCCTGTTCACCAGAGAAGTGTCTGTTTTGAAAGGTCGTAATGGGGAGATTGGTTCTTTTAGGATTAACTGGGATTTTAATAAAATGGACTTCTCGCAGGTTAAGGATTTCGACTACACAGACTTAGATGTAGTTTAGTGTCTTGACAAACTGATTTAAGGCATTATAGTTCCCACTTATAGGGGGGTTTTTATAGCCCCCCAAATAACTAAAAAGGAGTTTAGTATGAGTTGTTTCTACGGGTTTGAGGATTATGACCCTTGGGGTAAACATCCCTACCTACGACATGTTACAAGAGACTTTGCTTACCTAGTGTTATCTTATTTACCAAAAACTGTAAGTAATAGCTGTAGATTCTCAACACCCGTATTGCAGACACTAGCCAAGGGCGAAGTCTATAAGTCAGAATTTTGTGATAACTTAGAATATTTTGGGTATAACCCTGAACATTTGTTTAAATGGGTTAAACTTATGGAGGCTAAAAATGAGTACACTACCTAATTTTAGATATAGGTCAGTAGATTTAGCTTGCAAGGTGTGCCACCACAATGTGAAAGTCTTAGTAGACCAGTGGTATCAAACTACTGAGGATGTAACCCCAGATTATTGTGAAAAATGTTTGGATGAGGATTCCCGCAGTGAGCAACTACTAAAAATATCTAGTCAATATACTAAATTTAGGGGCTATCGTGCCTATAAGAGGGTAACAACATGAGCAAGGCTATCGAAGATAAGATATTAGAAATTCTACGAACCAATTTAAACTTAGGCACGGACACAATACTTCCTAAAGATTTATTAGTAGAGGATTTATCGGCAGATTCTTTAGACCTAGTAGAATTAGTGATGGCAGCAGAAGAAGAGTTTGGGGTAGTCATACCAGATAGTGATGTAGAGAATATTGTTAGGGTTAAAGAGTGCATTGACTACATTACTACTAAGGTAGACGAGAGTACGCCAAAGATTGGTACTCATTTTGGTGAGGGCATTACCTATAAAAAAGTCCATCGGACTACTACTACATTTATAGAAGAGCCTAAAGACCAGACCGTAAGATACCTAGAGTATATTGCATATCTTGAGAAAGAATTATGTGAGCACTATATCGGTAATAGCATTGAGCATATCCAAAAACAAACAACTAAATTATTAAGAAAGCGTGAGGAATTATTAGATGAATAAATTTAAAGATATTGTACACAAACTACCAGCAACGAGTATGACGTTAGCCTTGTTAGTAACTGTACCCCTACTAGCCTATTTAGAATTACCGCTATTTGGAATACTTCATAAAGACTTATTATTGTCATACATTTTATATGGTATTATTTCAATGGTGGGGATAGGACTATTAACGGCATTTAGCATCCTTGTAGTAACTATCTACAAAGAACTAAAGAGTACGCTATGAAACAGTACCTAGATATTATAAAAGAAGTTTTAGAAGATGGTGTAGAGCGAGAAAATCGCACAAACCAAAAAGATAGGTTTATACCTTCTGCCACTATTAAAGTTGATTTGCGTAAAGGGTTCCCTGCACTAACCACTAAACAATTATTCTACAAACAATCCATTGGTGAAATCTTAGGATTTATTCGTGGGTACGATAATGCTGCTGATTTTAGGGAATTAGGGTGCAACATTTGGAATAGTGATGCCAATGAAAATAAAACTTGGTTGGCTAGTCCTTATCGTAAAGGCGAAGATGACTTAGGTAAGATTTATGGCTCGACTTGGCGTAAACGTACTGTATTAAAACGCGCCAATAATGATGATATTCAGAAACACTTAGAAGGTGCGGGGTATAAATGGGACGGTTATTGTCAATCAGTTAATGCTAACATAGTGTCTAAAGACATTGACCAACTTTACGAGGTTGTTGATACAATCATTAACAATCCAAATAATCGTAGAATCATTATGCACGCTTGGTTTCCAGAACTATTTGATGAGTGTGCCCTAGCCCCATGTCATGTGATGTACCGCTTCCTTCCTGATGAAAAGAATCGGATACTCCACATGACAATGTTTCAGAGAAGTTGTGATTTATTCCTCGGAGTGCCTTTCAACCTTGCAGGAAGTTCTTTATTACTAGCTTTGATTGCCAAAGCTACTGGATATACAGCGGGCACGTTCACTCATCAGATGGCTGATGTACATTTGTATGATAATGCTATAACCCAAGCTAAGATTCAGATTGAGCGCGAACCTATGCTGTTACCAACGCTAAAAATCAATAAGTCAGGGTTTTGTACGAATACAGAGGATGCTATTAAATGGTTAGAGGGTTTAGAACCGCATGATATTGTATTATCTGAGTATAATCACCACCCAAAATTGGAGCGTGTTACAATGGCTCAAGAACTATGAAACTATGCAAACACTGCAAACATTATGCACTAATTGACGGGGTAGTAAGCCTATGTTCAAGACCACAAGTTTCTGTAACCACTATAGACCCTGTAACAGGGCATAAAACTACGGAATCCCCTTACTGCTCAGTTGAACGGTTACAAAACAATATATTATCAAGACTATTCACTAACCAGTGCCTAACTGTGGGAAGGTATTTTGAAAGAAGGTAGGGTTTTACTATATATTTTAAGACCCACACATAAAAGGTGTCTAATGCTCTTGACAAACTGTATTACCGTAGTAGGATTCCCCAACACTATGAGGAGGAGGCATGACTAAGGATTCATCAGTAGAACACCCAGACCACTACAATCAGCACCCAAGTGGTATTGAATGTATTACCGTAGTACGACACTGCTCATTTAATGTTGGAAACGCTATTAAGTACCTATGGAGGGCTGATTTTAAGCATGACTCTCCTATAGAGGATTTAAGAAAAGCTGAATTTTATATAAGAGATGAGATAGCAAGGATAAAACAGGGGAAAGTATAATGTGCGAACTAGATTTGGTAGATAAAACCTTGAAGGTTGTTGAGGCAATGTTTGAAGATGTTCCAACCATTATTTCTAAAGGCATGAAGCACTCTCATAGCAATATCGTGACAGTTTTACGTGATGGTAAGGATGAGTATAGCCCATCAGAACATCGCAGGGATTGCTTTGATATGATGTTACATTTTGATTTATATGTAAAAAAGACTGAGGACGGGATGTATATGGCAGGAAAACATGGCTCTGATTTCCAAGTAACTGCGACTAGACCCACAGTGGCTCTAGTACTAGCAGCATTTAATGAGGTTTCATAATGAGCCAATCACTTACTAGAAGGGTTATGGAATTACAGTGGGCGGAATCTGAAAAGGCAGGGTCTGTACCTAATATTGGATTACTAGAAGACCTTTTAGAAGCTATATCTAATAGGGATATTTTAATAAAAACCCAGAGGGTCGAACTAGATAAAGTAAGAGTGCCTCCACATCAATTATCGGCTACAGACCTCTTAGATAAGATTAAGCACCTTCAGGATAGTATGATTATCTTCGAGAGGGAGTTTAGGGAGAAGGTTAATAAGGGGGAAGTGCTATGATAGAAGTAAGAATGCCTTTACATTTATTTTCAGAGTTTAATAAAGAGGATGTTAAAGAGTACTTAGAAGACCGAGGGCTAGACACCTCAAAATGCTTCAAGTTTTCTAAAGATTTTCAAACACAAGAGTATGTGTATATACAGGAGGACACATAAAACCTATGCCTAAAAAGAATAAAAGAGAGTTGGCTAGAGATTTAGCCATTAAAGAGTGTGCTGCTTTGTGGGAACTATCGGAGGGGCAAGCCAAAGATAAGTTTAACCACCAAGACAAGAAGTGGCAAAAGAAGCAAGTTAATAAGGCTCTACGAGAGCATTTCAGTAAATAAATTATTATTACACGGAGGTATTACATGAGCACAACATTATTAAATAAAACAAAATCAACCACAGGTGTTAAAGCCTTACAAACAACACAGGATAGCCTAGACACTTGTGC